TTCTGGTCGAGTTCCTCGAGTTCTTCTTCTGGTTTCTGGTCGAGTTCTTCGTCGAGTGGAGTCTGGGGGGAGGGTGATCACCGGGGTGCTTGACTGTTGTCCGACCCCTATGCTATAGTATCTTTGTTGGCAGGACAGCCAACCTTGACAACCGAAGGAGACAGCGATGGCTGCGATGAAGCAGTACCGGATCCAACACGGCGAGCACGGATGGATCAACGCCTACCCCTCCAAGGAGATGATGGAGCGAGCGCTCCGTCGGCTCAACGACGAGGAAGGATGGCGAACCGGCCGGTACCCGTGGTACCGGATGGAGGGCTGAAGTTCCTCCCGCCAACTAGAAACGCCCTCGAGGACAAGTTCCTCGGGGGCTTTTCGCGTCCTCCCGCCGGGGGCCCCGCCGCAGAAACCCCCGCCGCCGTACGCCACAAAAAGCCCCGGCCCGATCGTAGGCAGCGCCAGCGCAGGTGCCCACGGGCGGGGCTGCGGCGCTGACGCTGCTGGTTCTGAGGATGGACGCGACGAGACCCCCGACGGGGGGGTCGGGGGTCTCGTCGCTGAAGCCGAGGAGGATCAGGGGGTCAAGTCCATCGTGGCGATGATGCCGTGGCACGTTCCGCACGCGAGGACTGCGGGTTGCTCCCAGTCGGGGTCGGCCCACTCGTCCCACGGTGCGATGACGCCGACGGGGTTGCCCTCGAAGTCCACGGACTGCTCGGCGATGAAGCCGTGGGGTCCGCGACCGAAGCGGGTTTCGGCGCACGCCGGGCAGTGCCGGTCGGCCTCGTACTGGTATGCGATCGGTTCGAGTCTCACTGGTCGTCCCTCCAGTTATCGGTTCGGGGGGCGACGGTGGCGAAGCCCCACTCGTAGTCGGCGAAGTCCACGACTTCGACGTCGAAGCGGTTGTCGGGGATTACGACGGCCTCGCCGTGCCGCTCCGACTCGTCGAGCGAGTCGGTCGGCGACTGGTCCTTCCATCCGTAAAGCACCTTGTTGTCTCCTTATCTACTAGGCACTATGGATACTGTAGCAAGGGGGTCGGACACGGTTGCGTCATTACCTCCCTACTGATGATGACTTTACTAGGGGGGTCGGACACGAACACGTGTTCGCCCGAACGCTTGTTCGCATACTCCACTTATTCCGACTAATGCGATAGAGATTCCGATACTTTCTCTACCAATACGATAGGAATTACGAGTCTCCATAGAATCTGCGAATCGTTATCGAACAACTATTCCGCCCAGTCCCCAACTGCTTCAGCCCTTCAGTCGAGCGACCGCAGCAACTCCTCCGCCACTCGCAGCGCCGTCGGGCGGCGGCCCCGCAGGGGCGCACCTCCGAACCCGGGGCTCCCCAGAGCCCGCCGCTCGAGCGGGCTCCTTCTTTGTGCGGGGCTCCGAGTCGGTGAGATCTCGTGATGTGAGCGCTCGAGGAGAAGTTGCTGGGAACGCGAAAGAGCGCCGCATCGCTGCGACGCTCTTTCTGGTTGGGGGGAAGGTTGGCGGTGGGTTGCTCAGCGACCGTCGCCGTAGAGCAACCACATCAGGATCCCGAGGGGGGCAAGCCCTGCGATCAAGATCCCGGCCGCTGCTGCGATCCGGATGACTTCCATTACTGCTCCTAACTATCTACTATTTACCTTACTCACTTATCATAGCGCAAGGGTCGGGCGCCGTCAAGTATTACTTGTGTGACCCTCGTCACTAACTGTCACCTCAGGTGCTGCTCGCCGAAACGACAACAACCGGCCCGACTCCCCGCACAAAAAACACGGCTCCTCACCCTCCCACAACACCTCACACACATCACACTTCATCGGCAAGTACCTGTACCCAGCAGTCCCCACCCCACCAGAGTACGCACCCCGCCCCGCTCAAACGAACAATCCCCGGGGCTCGCCGGTTGCCGCCACACCCCTCACACGCACCATGAAGACATGAACCACATCGCCGACCTGCTCCTCGAGGAACTCCTTCACTCCCTCGTACCCGCCGTCATCGCAGAACTTCTCCGACAACTACGCAAAGACCACCTCACCCCAACGCCAGTCGAGCAAACCGCTCCACCAAATCAGCGATAGACCCGCCACTCTCGGACTCACCCGACCCCTCGATGGCGACCTCAACGATGCTCCGCTTCAGCCCGATGAGATCAAACACTGTCTCGTCGATGGTGTTCTCCGCCAGCAGATACGTCGCCTCCACCGAGCCCCGCTGTCCGATGCGGTGAAGACGGGACGTCGTCTGGTCCAAGTCCGCTGGAGTCCACGGCAACTCGAGGAAGCAGATGTTCTGGGCTGCCGTCAACGTGTGCCCAGTCTTCGCTGCCTGAATCGAAAGAACGATCGCTGGGGCTGAAGCAACTGATTCGTTCTGGAATCGCGCCTTCGCCTCCTCGATCTCCGAGATCGGCTGGCCTCCCTGAATCTTCAGTCCCCCGTACTTCGCAGCCAACGCATCCACCACATCCCGGTGATGCGCCGCCAACACCACCTTGCGTTCCGCTTCGAGGTGCGACTTCACCCACTCGTCGAGTGCCTCCAACTTTGCCGACGCAGCGATCTTCCGCAACACGCCCATCCGCACGATGTGCTGCGCCGCCTCTACCCGGAACCGAGCCACCACCTCCGCCTTCCGACGGGACGTGCCAAGTTCCTCGGCGATGGCCGCCGCTCGAGCCACCATGTACTCGACGATGTCTTGCTCCGCCTTTTGGTATTCCCGCATCGCCTTCGTCGAACCAGCGACCACCACCGGGTTGTGCTGCACCGGAGGCAACTCGCTCATCACCTGATCTTTCGTCCGACGGATGTAACACGTCGCACGCAGCCGATCGTTGAGTTCATCCAGATGAGACGCGCCCTCGAAGTGCCACTGTCCGAACCGATCTCGGAACGCGTTGCAGTACCTCTTGTAGAACGCCCACCGTCCACCGAAGTCCTCGAGGCGATCAAGGATCTGGAGTTGGCTGGCGTACTCCGCCGGACGGTTCGTCACGGGGGTCCCGGTGAGGCACAGCACCACCCCCGGGGCTCGGCGGGCGACCTTCACCGCAGCCTTCGTGCGAGCAGCCGTCGGAGTCTTCGCGTAGTGCGACTCGTCGAAGATGTACGAGGAGTACCCAGCAAGTTCGTCAGCCCAGTGCGACAAGTTCGCCCATCCAACGACCGTGATGTCGGCGTCGTTAGCGGGAAACTGCTTCCGTCCTTCCACGAGCCGTACGGTCCGATGCGGCAACCACCTGTTTGCTTCCGCCCGCCAGTTGTGAGTGAGGGTGGCCGGGCAGACCACAACTGCCGGGTAGCCACTTCCGGGTTCTCGTTCCTCGAGACCCTCCAGCGAGGCAAGCGACATGAGCGTTTTCCCGAGACCCATGTCGTCAGCAAGGAAGCAACGTCGAGCGTGCAGCGCATACGCCACACCAGCCCGTTGGAACGGACGCAACTCGGCGACGAGCCCCGTGATGGCGACGTCGGCGTCTTCTGCGCGACTCGCTGCGATGCGGGACTCGGCGGCCTGCTGTGTGTCGGCGGCGGCTCGAGCGACATCGGGATGGACGTCCACACGGAAGCGGGCCGCCCAGTCGGTGACTTCTCGGATGACGGACAGCGGCGCTCGGAACGTCTTGGTTTCGGCGTTCCACTCGGTGAGGGGGAGGCGGCGAGCGGACTCGGCCATGAGTTGGTCGTAGGGGAAGGAGATCTCGAGTTCGTTGTCGGCGAGCCGCACTTCGCCCCCGTGGACGAACGGTTGGGCTTCGTTCGGGAGGGTGAAGGTGAGGACGGCGGGATCTACCCAGAGGTCCCACTTGTCGGCGAACCGACGGGCGGCGTCGAGTGAAGTCATCGGAATGCGCCAGACTCGAGCGACCTTGTCCCAGCGAGCCCCGGGGATGCGCTTCGTGTCGGCGACTTGGGCAGCATCGTAGGGGGAGTCAACGACGAGGTGATCGTCGGCGAGGAGGAGTTGTTTCGCTCCGGTCTGTCGGAAGGGAGGCATCGGCGGCACCTGTGATCGGGTGGGTGGACGAGAATGCTTGACGTTGTCCGACCCATCGTGTAGTATTGTTTGTATCAGGGAGAACCTGATGTATTCACTAGCGAAAGCGAGTACCCATGACCATGATCGAGTTCCTCAGCGGAACGTACATCCTCGGCTTCGCGATCCTCATCGTGTGGCTCGGCCAGAAGGTGGCCCGCTGATGGAATCCTTCCTCATCCTCAGCGGCGTCCTCGCCACATCGTTCGTCATCGCCATCGGCATGGAGTTGCTCCACTGCTGGCTCGACGACCGGAAGGCCCGCCGATGAAACACGGCGAGCATTCCCACTTCACCCCCGACGGCACTCGTTCGTACCACGTCGTGTACGTCACCCCACCACGAGCCGACGCCAAGCGCCAGTCCTACTGGAACTGGTTCGTGTTCGACGAGAACCGCAACGCCGTGATCCGCCGTGGCTCGGCGGCCTCGAAGGAGATCGCCCTCGAGGAGATGTTCAGCGCGGTCCCTCGAGAGCAGCCACTTCGTCAGCAGTGAGGGTGGGGTCCTCGCCCTGTCCCGCCGGGAGCGGGTCCGGGTTCTTCGCCGGTTCGTCGAGGAGACCCAACTTTCGGAACGTCGGTTCCACCTTCTTGCGGATGTCCTCCGGCAAGTCGTCGAGCGAGTCGGCGGCAGCGAGGGCATCTTCCACTTTGTACCGCTCCTCGGGGGTGATCCCGCCATTCAGCAACACCATCACGGCGGCGTAGGAGGCTCGAGAGAACTGGTGGCGATTCATCATCGTCGTATCCTATCGCTAGTTGTTAGCAGAGTCAACCCCGGCGTTGGCTGCTGCTCGAGCCTCTTTACCGATGCGACGCCACTCCGCCCGGGACGGCTGGGGCGGCAGCCGCAGCGCACTCCGGTTCAGCACGACATACTCGGGGTTGTCTCCCTCGACGAGAATGGCGTCGTACCCCAGCAACGCTGCGACTCGCCCGTAATCATCGAACAACTTCGTGGGATCAACCAGATCGGATGCTGGTACATCTGGTTCTCGCACTGATCTGAACTGCTCTCGCCGCTCCTGCATGAGCGTCAGTCTGGGTGCGTGTTGCGCTCGCAACCGCTCGGCTTCCGCTCGCACCTGTTCCAACGTGATGACTCGTGCGTTTGGATCAAGGTAGAACTTCGTCCAGTGCTTCCCCGGATTTGGATGTGAGTCCAACTCGACCGTCGTGTAGTCGCCGACGACATCCGCATCAGGAGCGACGTAAATCCCCGCCCCGTGAACCCCAGTCCCGGGCCAGTAGTACCCCTCCCGAAGGTCGCGCACGTGTTCGACCTCGTCGAGCGCCCGGTACACCACCGGGGCTCGGGCCTCCTCGAGCGCTGCGACCTCGGCTTTGGTGACGGGAACCGGCGGCGCATCGAATCCTTGCATGTGGACGATGGCGCGAAGTGCTTCGTCGGGTTGCCCGAAGAACGCTTCGTTGGCGGTGAGATCTGGGTTGATGAGATCAACGAACGCAAGACCGTTCTTGAGGATTAGTTCATCGACTTGTTCTGGAGTGGCGAACTCGGGGATGTGGGTAGCCCCGGGGGAGATGCCCAGTCGCGCCGTTCGTTCGGCGAGCCGTGGACCGTGTGCGATGCGACCGAGTTCTCGCCACTCGAGGTCGGAAGGTTGCGGCGGAAGTCGCAGGGCGGTGCGGTTGATGACGACAACTTCGTTTCCTCGAGCGAGACCGCGCTTGAGTCGAGTTGGTGCTGACGGGTCGTGTTGTACGTCGATGGCGTCGTACCCGAGTAGTGCAGCAAGTCGCCCGTAGTTGTTGATCATCTGGGACGCAACAAGATACTTGCGAAACTCGGCTTGCTCCTCGGGGGTGCGGGGCTTCCGGTCGGCGTACTTCGCTTTGATCGCAGCAAGTTCTGGAACGCCATCAATCAACTCTGCACTAAGTTGTCGTTGCAACGCTCGCAGTTCACTGACCTCAATCACTCGAGCGTTCGGGTCAAGATAAAACATCGTGTAGTTCTTCCCAATGTCTTTACCTGTTGGAATTTTCACTACGCTGAAGTCTTGGATCCAGTCCACATCAGGACTCGTGTAAATACCCGAACCCCACATCCCCGTGCCCGCTCGATGTTGCCCCGTGCGGAGCGCCTCGACGAACGCCGGGTCATCGATCACTCGGAAGATCCGCTCAGCCCCGGCGGCGTCGAGCGCCCGAGCCTGCTCGCTCGTGATGGGTACCGGCAGTCCGTCGAAGCCGCCCTGAATCTGGGCGAGGCGCTCGGCGACTTTGTCGCCTTCTCCCTTTAGAAACGTGTTCGGACCATCCATCGCAGCAATGTTCTGCTCGAGTCCCACGAGTTCTGCCCAATGCTGACGAAGGATCTCGAGCGCTCCGTCCTCGCCGGAGAACGCTGCGGTCACCTTCTTCCTCGAGGAAGTGGACTCGGTGATCTTCGGGATCTTCCCGGGGCTCGGCGGCTTCGGCGGATCGTGCCGGTCAATGATGCTGGCGTGGCCCAGATCGCTGAGACCGGGTCGTTTCGAACCAATCGATGGGCTGCGACGTCCGAGGGACGAGTGGCCGAGGCGCTCCAGCGCAGTCCGACTTGTCGTGGAAGGAGGTTCCGGCGAGGCGTGCTTCGGCGTGTAGTTGACGTCTTTGCCGTGTTTGTCGACGTAACGCAGGTTCTTGGGGCGAAATGCGCTCGTGTGGCCTCGAGCGATCTCTCGACCGAGTTCGTCGAGGATGCGAGTAGCAACGGGCCGCTCCCACGCAGTCCCGTCTTGAACGATGCCGTCGCCATCGCCGTCCTTGGCGTCGGGGTCATACGCTTCGATGCGTAGAGGGACTCGGGGAATGGTCACCGGAACAGGTTACTGTTTGTTCTGCGTATTGGCGGGTGTGGCGGAATGGCAGACGCGACGGTCTCAAACACCGTTGGCCGGAAGGTCGTGAGGGTTCGACTCCCTCCGCCCGCACAAAGAATCAACGAAAGACTTGACTCAACCGGATCACGCTGCTAACATCACATCATCTACTAGCAACCAAAGGACATCCTCGTGCCCAAGACTCGTTGGAAGTACGACGACGGACCCGTGGACTTGCGGACTGCCGCACCCCGATGGACCGAAGCCGTCGAGACCCTCACCACTCAGATCGACACCCTCCGCACGAACGCCCACATGGCAAACGGGTACACCAAGTTCGCCATGTCGGTCCTCCGCTCCAAGATCAACCACAGCCTCGCCCCCGAGGCCCCGCTGCTCTCCGTCGAAGACGCCGCCGACGCCGCTCGCATGCTGGTCTTCGAGGCGTACGCCCGGGGCCACGCCGAGGCTCCAGAGGTCCGAGAGATGCGCGGCCTCCTCGAGTTCACCGACGACGTCTTCGAGACCCTCAACGACGCCGCCCCCGTGTACATCACCGAGGAGATGATGCGGCTCGCCGACATCGCCGTGGACTCTCTCCCCTACGACGTCAACCTGACGCCGCAGTCCCTCCTCGAACCCAACATGTGGCTCTACTTCGAGAAGGGCATCCCCATCACCACGCAGGCCGGTGACTCACAAGTCCTCAAAGCGGTGATCGTGCGCTCCGCCGCCCACATCGACGACACCGTGCCCGGTTTCGACTTCGTGTATATGAGCGACTTGCTCGACGAGCGCGACACGACGGGCGACGGGGCTGCGTGGCCGAAGAACATCAGTCTTGGTCAGCGTCTGTTCCCGAGTCACGTGACCGGCCTGAAGTTCGGTGATCAACCCCATTGGCGGCAGCCCGAGGAGTTGGACATCCCGGATGAAGTCATCGAACGGGTCGTTTCCACGGCCACCGCACGAGATGATTTCGAAGTGGCGCTGGACAGCAAGACCGTGTGGAAGTCAGCCCTTGACGCCATTCGGACCGAGCGATTCATCGTCACCATCCTCCTGATGCTCACCCAGAAGGAGGTTCGAGTGGTCGAGGGACAGAGCCGATCGGTGCTGCGACGGTTCGCTCGGGCACGGAAGCAGCCGCTCGATGCCTCCCGGAGGCCCCGCATCGTGGTGCTCCGTCGCCGAGAGTACGTCGGTACTGGCGACGACGGTGACGAAGCGCTCGAGCGGTCGCACAGGTGGTGGCGACGAGGGCATTGGCGTCAGTTCAAGCCGGGGAAGTGGACGTATGTGACCGGCCATGCGTGCGGCCCGGACGACAAGCCGTTCCTCCCGAAGAACAACGCGTACACGTGGGAGCGCTGATGTCGGATGGCGGGGCTCGGGGGCGGTCTGCTCTCGAGTCTCGCTGTTCTCGCCCCTCCTCGAAAGATTTATCGAGATCGGCTTGACACCTCACCTCACTTCGGTTAGAGTAAACCGAGTAACCTACATGTCGTACTGAATCAACAAGGAGAACCACCCCCATGAGCGACAACCTCGAACGCTACGAAGGCAAGACATCCTTCGCCTACAACAAGAACGCAGGCATCCCGTGGCACCAGACGGGCCAGTCCATGTCGGGCTTCCAGACCGTCGACACCATGCTCACCGCAGCACACGCCGACTACGACGTCGAAGTCGTGCCCCTCTACGTCCAAGCCCCGGACGGCACGTTCGTCGAGTTGGAGTCCAAGAAGGCCACCGCCCGCACGAACCCCCACACCGGGGCGTACCAGCCGCTCGCCAGCGTCGGCAACCGCTACGTCCCCGTCCAGAACCGAGAGGTCCTCGAGCGCGCCCTCACCGTCGTCGGCGCATCGAAGGGCGACGCCATCATCGACACCCTCGGGGTCCTCGACGAAGGCCGTCGCTTCTTCGCCGCCATCGACTTGGGCACCCTCGTCATCGACCCGATGGGTGCAGCAGACCGGATCGCCCGGTACTTGCTCGTCTACTCGTCGCACGACGGCACCGTGCCGATCACGTACTCCAACACCGACGTGCGAGCGGTCTGCCAGAACACGGTCCGCATGGCGCTCGCCGCTGCGCAGTCCACGTTCAAGGCCAAGCACACCCACGGCTTCTCGATCCGCATCGAGGAAGCACAGGAAGTCCTCCGCCTCTCGACCGAGTGGGCCACCGAGTTCAAGAACGCCGCCGAGCAGATGATGCTCATCCCGATGACCCCGGGGCGCCTCGACCGGGTCATCGACGGAGCGTTCCCCGAAGCGAAGGCCGTCACCGACCGACAGATTGCCAACCGCATGGAGATCGTCGACACCATCAAGACGATTTACGCCGGACCGAAGAACGCCGGGATCGTCGGCACCAACGGATGGGCCGCATGGAATGCCGTGGTCGAGTACTTGGACCACCACCGTGACGGCACCCCCGAGGAGCGGGCACTCACGAGCATGGACGAGACGTCGTGGGTGACGAAGCGCAAGTTGGCAGCCCAGCAGGCTGTCCTCAGCCTGCGCTGATGCCGCACATCGAGGTGTGGGTCCGCAACGACTTACACCGCATGCCCGGACGGGAGCCCCGCTACGAGCGCCGGGCCGAGTGGAACGACCCTCGGCCCGGCGGCTCGCTCGAGATCGCCGAACGCACATGGAAGTTCCTTGCTTACGGAGAGTCCGTCCTCGCCCCCGAGGATCGCGAGTTCCGCCAGCAATGGGAAGCCGTGCGGCACGGGTTTGGTTTCGGGGTGGGTGACGTACTCGTCGTGGACGGGGTCGCTCTCCGCTGCGACGCCGCCGGGTTCACCATCGTTGACCGACGGTCGCTCTTGCCGTAGTAGGAGTAGCCGTCGTCACGCGCCCATAACTCAACTGGCAGAGTAGGAGACTTTTAATCTCAAGGTTGCAGGTTCGAATCCTGCTGGGCGCACTACCTGTTGTCGAGTATCAGGACCAGATGTCCTCGAGCGGTTCGTCGGCGACGTACCGCAGCCACACGTAGAAGTGGTCGGGGTTCTGGTCCTCGGGGTCCCGGCCCCACGCCGCTTCCCAGCGATCGGTGGGCAGGAGCCCCCGGATCCGGGACTTCCGCAGGTCCCTCGTGTGGGAGTTGCGGATGTCGCTGGCGACCTGCGAGGCCGTGGACTTCTTCATCGGTTCGATCATGCGACGCCACTCGCCGGGGAAGGAGCGACACTCGCTGAACAGGGCTGCCCATCGGCTGCGCTTCTGTGTGGTGGGTGTTCGTGCGGGTGGCTTGGATGCCACGGTGTAGTTGTTCATGGGGTCCTCGCTCTTGGGGGATGTGATGCTCACGATGCTTGTGTGAGCATTCGTAGCGTAAGCCGAGACCAACCATACGTCAAGTCGTTCCTGTACTTTGTGACGTTATCCCTGTATGTAGTGACGTCGCCGCACTATCCGAACGCCAGCAGGATCAGTCCGCTTCGGGCGTCAACTTCACCATCATCGACCCGTCGCCATCCACCGAGACCACCTCGAGACCAAGGACATCGAGCAACTCGAGGACGATCTCGTCAACGAACGTCTGGGCGTCCTCGAGGTCCCGCCCCTCGAGCGGCACCCCCTCCTCATCGGTCTCGGCGAACATCTCCGAGAACAGCGACTGCATCGACCGCATGATCTTCAGGCGGGCATCGGCGGGGCTCGGCGGCTGCGACATAGTTCCTCCACGGGTAGCGATCGACACTTGCGGTCGTTCGAGACTCGTAGTATGGTTCATCGAGTTAGCGAACACCAGCGATCTACTGCTACTTCATTCACCCCCTCCACCGAAAGGCACTCCGCCCATGAATGGGATTCAGGTCACCGTCGTCGGGAACCTCACTCGCGACCCCGAGGTCCAGACCGTCGGCTCCGGCGCCACCCTCGCCAAGTTCACCATCGCCTCTGAGCGGTCGTGGAAGAACGAGAACACGGGCGAGTGGGACAAGGCCGTCTCCTACGTGGACGTCGTCTCGTGGCGGTACGCCGCCGAGGACGTTGAGCGCCTCCTCGAGAAGGGCGTCCGGGTCGTGGTGACGGGGCGCTTCGATCAGGTCTCGTGGGAAGACAAGGACACCGGCAAGACCCGCACCCGCTTCGAGTTGACCGCCGACGAGATCGGCATCGCTGCTCGCAGCATCGAGTCGTTCGAGCGTCGCCGTCGAGGGGACGACACGAACACGGGTGGTGCCCGCCAGCCCGCACGAGCCGGTGCCCGCTCCGCCCCGGCGGCAGCCCGCCCGGCCGCTCGGCCCGCCCAGAACGGCGAGGACATCTGGGGGTAGTCCTCGTCCGAGAGCGGGAGGGGGGCTTCGTCGGGTCTCCCTTGTGTGGGCCTCCCTCCTGCTCCACCCCCATCTGCTGCGGAGAGATCGGAACTTCGATGAGCAACACGCCTCACAACCCGCTTCGAGACGCCGTCCCTGAAGAAGTCGCCCGTTGGTTGGATGCGTGGAGCGTCTCGACGAACAATGAAGTGGGTCGTCCGGGTTTCGATGATCTTCGGCAGGCGTGGGTCGGCCGAGCCCCGCTCGCCGAGACCCTCGAGATGCTCGGGCCGTGGCTCGAGGAACGGGAAGAACTTCAGCGAGATGCCGAGGCCGTGTACCGCCGGTTGCTTGAGGAACAGCCGCTGCCCACCTATGAAGGGCAGTCGTCCTCGGACCCGGTCGTTCCGGAGTGGTTCTTCACCTCGTGGAGCGAAGTGCTGCTGACCCGCCCGTGGGACGAGCAACTTCCCGACGCCATCTTCTCGGCGAAGTCCTACCTCGACGGTCAGTCTGATCAAGCCGATGCGTGAACTGCGCTGTCCCCTCTTGTGGGGGCGGTGAGTGGGACCACGCTCGGCTCCTCGCCGTCGGGTGGTTGAGGTCTGGAAGACCGGCGACTACGGCACGACGATCTGGCATCACCGGCTCGACTGCGGGCACATCGAACAGCGGAAGCGGCGTCGCCCTTCTGACGAGATCGGGTGCGTGCGCTGCGAGGCGGGGGATCGGTTCGAGCGAAGGGCGGGGGCCCCGCTGGCGACGGTCCTCGAGCCGGAGCCGAACCTTGACGAGGAGGTCGCTGTGCTGCGGGCACGGTTGGCTGCTGGTCTCGGGGTGAGCAGCGACTCGGTGTCGGTCCAGATGGTGGGCGGCCGGTTGGCTGGGGTCCTCGTGGTGTTGGATCTCGAGCAGGTTCGGGAAATTATTCAGCGCTAGGACTTGACGAGCCATACTAGGCGTGTTATTGTGTCTTCATCACGAGAACGAGCACTACTAGCGTGGAGACCAAGTGCCCAGCCAAAAAGCCTGTAACCACCCCATCAAACAACGAACCAAGGTGTCGCACGGGATCTACCTGTGCGAGAAGTGCGGGGAGAACCTCAACCCCGATCGCCGAGCCGAGTACCGGCTGTCCGAACGAGTCACTATCACATCGGGCGACCTGATCAAGGTCAAAGGCATCCGGGGCTTGGGCGTCTTCCTTTACGCCGAGGTCGACACGCCATCCGGCATCGACAACATCCACTTCGCCGAAACGGACGCAGGCCGCTGGTCTCGCACCCGAACGGTGTACCCCGACCGAGTGCGTCGTGCCCCCAAGCGGAGCACGGCTCGCTAACCCCGACCAAAGGAACGCACGCAATGCCTCGCAACGCCGACATCGTCAAGGCCTACAAGAAAGGCGCTTCCCTCCGGGAGATCGGCGAGACCCACGGCCTCACCGCCGAGCGGGTCCGGCAGATCCTCCTCAAGGAAGGCGTCGAGCGCAGGGGCCCCGGCTCTCTCACCACCAGCGACTACGAGGCGTTCGTCGCTCGCCACGGGCAGCAGGTCAACCGGCACTTCGACCGCACCAAGTCGATCCGCCAGACCGTCGCCCACTTCGAAGGCGAGTACCCCAAGTCGTGGATCCAGCGTCTTCTCGCTGATCGAGCATCCGAGCAGCGACTTGACTTGCGCACCCCCCGTCCGGTAATGTACAATGACGAAGCGTTGCTGGACGCCCTCCGCTCCAAGGCCACCGACGGTGTCCTCTCGGCGAAGGCCTACCAAGACCAGCGCACCCCCACCGACCCGTCGATGACCACCATCATCCTCCGGTTCGGTTCGTGGTCCACCGCCATCAAGCAGGCAGGACTGCGGGGCGGCAAGCGACACTCCGCCCCCACCCGCAAGTGGACCCACGAGCAGATGCTCGACGCCATCAGGGCATACGTCGCCGAGTGCGAGCGCACCGGCACCACCCCGACGGTCCTCGGATACGGCCACTGGCGACAGGCGCACCCCAACAGCCCGTCGTTCCCCACGATCCGCATCCACACCAACCAGCGATGGTTGTCCCTGATCGAGGCCACCCGGTCTCGACCGACTACTAGCGAAAGGTCATCCCGATGACGAACCCCGACATCCTCATCACCAACATCGTCGAGGCACGGCTCCTGTCCCCCTCGTTCGACCACATCATCACCGCCGGACCCGAGTACCGGGAGGTGAAGAACATGGACCACCCCAGCCACTTGGTGGTTCCGTTCCACGACACGCTCCGCCTCGACTGGGAGGGCGCCACCGAGAGCGACGTCGCCGCCATCCTCGACTGGGCGGCCGACAAGCGAGACGACTCGATCCTCATCCACTGCCACGCCGGGATGAGCCGATCGACGTCCAGCACCATCGGCATCCTCGCCTCGTGGGGCTACTCGGAGGACGACGCTTGGCGGATCGCCCGCCAGCAACGTCCGTCAGCGGCCATCGCCAACCGACGTGACTTCATTCCGAACCCGCTGATCCTCTCCCACGTGGACAGCCTGCTCGGAACGTCGTTCCTCGTCCGCGACGACCGTCACTACCAGATGCTCGACTCCGGGTACTTCCCGGCAACGTGGGGCGAGTGATCCACCCATCCACCAGCGACACCCGGGGGTCCCGTCGGGCCCCCGGGTTGTCAGGTCTCCAAGGAGGACCAGCGTGACCAACGGCTACACCCCCGACGCTCGAGACCGGGATGCCGACGGCATCATCCAACCGGACGACCGCTCCCTCCACACCGACTGGCGAAGCCTCTACCTCGCCGAGAAGCAGCGATCCACCGCCCTCGCCGACCTCCTCAAGCGACGCCACGCCCTCGACCCCCTCGAGGTCGCCGCCGTCCTCGACGAACTCTCCATCCGTCCGCACAACACGACCGAAGGTCCCACCCGATGAACACATCCCGCTACATCAAGACCAACGCCTACGGCTCGAGCATCGTCATCCTCGCTGTCGTGTTCCTCTGCCTGTGGCTGCTCACCGGCTGCGCCTCCCCGTCGTCCGATCGGGCCGTCCACACGAAGGTCCTCGGCGAGCGGGTCGAGCGCACCGCCACGACCACGGAGTACGTGCCGCCCACCACCACGACGGTGTACGTCCCGCCGCCCACCGCCGCTCCCTCGCCCTCGCCCGCCGATCGGGCGTACGCCCTCCTCATCACCGACATCCCCGTCCTCGCCCGCAACACCCGGGCCGATGTCGAGGACATGCTCGGCACGGTGTGTGAGGTCATCGACGAGCAGGGCGGCGACTTCGACTTGGCGGGTTCCGTCATCGTCGCCTCGTCGGTCGGATCGTTCGACTTCGACTACGGCGATGCGGGCACCATCCTCGGAGCGGCGGTCGTCATCCGCTGTCCGGAGTGGGCGTCCGCTGCTGCCGACTTCGCTGGTTCCTGATGGGCATCATCAAGAAGCCGTACTGCCCGGGCTGCCACAAGCCGCTCGTACTGCTCGACGACGTGCGTCGCAAGCGATGCGAGTCGTGCGAGGAGAAGCGACACCTCCACCCGTGAAAGAAGGACCGATGAACGACGAGTTGTACCGAGGAGGCACCAACACGCCTCTCGGCAAGTACGACAACGGGCACTTCGTCTTCACGCCCTCCACCCCCAGCCCCGTCCGCCACGAAGCGACCGGCTGCGGTGCGTGGACGATGGTGCTGATGTTCGGAACGATCTGCTTCCTCTCCGGCCTGCTCATCGGACTGTGGTTCTGATGCCGACGGATCGAGTCGACCTCGACGTCAACGTCACCGACCACACCCAGCCGTCCCTCGCCGCCCTACAGGAGCGCATCGCACGTATGGAACCAGCCAACTCCATCAAGCCCCTCGACGCTGAGGACACCATCGTCTGCTACGACGACGGACGGGTGTTCCGACTGGACTGCTCATACGATCCGGCCACTTGCACCCTTTCGTTCAAAGCGCCGAAGAAGGGACGCATCATCGAACTGCTCGTGCAGCCGGGTACGACGATCGGCGTGTCCACGTGGGTGTCCCTGTGGATGGAACGGCCGCGCTTCGCTCGCAAGGGCGAGAGGGTCGTACTGCGAGTCGAGGACAACTGATGGCCTGCGATGAGTGTGCGATGAACCGGCAAGCCCTCGAGGAAGCCAACAGTCAAGTCCGTCATCTCGAGCAGGTCCTCTCGAAGCGGGGGTCCCGCAGCGACGAGGCGATGGACATGAATCGCATCCTCCATCAGGAGATCGCTACGCTTCGTAGTCGGCTCGAGCAGGGCGAGCAGGTACTTGCTGCTGCACAGGGTCGGCTCGTCGATGTGCGGGCCAGCATCGAGCAGATCCGTGTTCGCCTACAGGATGCCCTCCGATAGAGGGTCGCACTTACCTCTGCTTCACCCTTCCGACAAGGGATGCAGAAAAAGTTCCGCTTCGACTTGACGCAGGTGACCAGCACCTGTAAAGTGATCCTCAACAGCCCCCCACAAGGGCGACCCTACTGGCACATACCGCTACTACGAAAGGCCAATCCCCAGATGGCTCGAGTCCTCACCGCATACAAGTTCCGTACCGTCGGCTCCCACCGCAAGCGCCTCTACCCGTGGGACGAGTGGACCGACGGACGCACGTGGAAGGCAACGTCCGGCAAGGACTTCGCCACCCCCGCTGAGTCGTTCCGCACCACCCTCCACAGCCACGCCCGGCGCAACGGCCTCGCCGTCCGCTCCGAGGTCATCGTCGAGGGCAGCGGCCCCACCCGACGTACCCACGTCGTGTTCCAGTTCGAGTCCGCCTCCACCAAGGTGACCCGTCCTGCCAAGGCGACCGACTCGACGAACACCAGCAAGGGGCGCACCCCTCGTGCCCGCTCGACCCGACGGATCAACGCCGTCTGCGAGGCGTACCAGTCCGGCCTCTCCCTCAAGGAGGTCGGCACCAAGTACGGGATGCACCCGACACAGGTCCGACAGGTCCTCGTCGCCAACGGCATCGAGCGACGGGCAAAGGGGTCCGGCCCCTCCCCTGCCCGAGCCACCGCCATCGCCACTCGCAACGCAGCGATCCTCGAGGCGTACGCCAACGGCGAGACCGCCAACACCATCGCCGAGCGATACGGCATCGGTGACGCCACCGTCTACAACATCGTCAAGCAGGCGGGCTACACCCGACGGATGAGCCACCCCAAGCGGTCGCTCCTCGAGCAGCGCATCGTCACCGACTACAAGAAGGGCCTCACCCTCCGAGAAGTCGCCGACAAGCACGGCGTCAACCGAGAGAAGGTCCGACGCATCCTCATCGACCACAACGTCACCCGACGTCCCAACCCGGTCATCGCCCAGCCACGCAAGGGCTGACCCCACCAACCCCATCAACCCCCCAGCGAAAGGCAAGTACCCCAATGGCAGAGCGACTCGAAGTCTTCGACTTCCCGAAGCACGGTCGTCCCTACAAGTACGAGTGGAAGTCGTGGGCCGACGGCCAGCCGTGGAAGTTGGTCCACGGTAAGGACTTCACCGTCGGCATCGAGACGATGCGCACCAACGCCCGCTCGTACGCCGTCAAGAACGGCTACAAGGTCAAGACCGCCATCGTCGACGACGGCACCGCCCTCGTCATCCAGTTCGCCGTCACCGACTCGCTCAAGGCAAGCAAGTGACGACACCCCCCGTGGGCTGATACCGAGCCGCCCGCTCACCATCAGCCCACCCGTTCGAGGGGTCGGTCCAAGGTCCCCTGCCTCCGACCGACCCCTCGAACACCCTCTCTCCGATGGACGCACCCACCATCCTCACCCGGATCGTCGAACACATCGAGCAGACTGGCCGTCCCCCCACAATCAGGACGATGGCCCTGCTCATCGGCTGCTCCATCGGCACTGCGCACAACCTCATCGCTGCCCTCCAACAGCGGGGATACATCGAGTACGCAGGATCAACCCGCTCCATCACCCTCACCCAAGCAGGCCTCCAACACATCGGACGCATCTAATCCCGGCACACCCCTACACCTGTGCCAAGATGCGCCAATGGACTACGGGCCCACCGACCCAGCAACCGACGCCGTTGACTCCTGCTTGACGCTGCTCAGCACCGCCAAGACCCAACTCGTCGCAACCGACGGCATCGGCAGCGAACTCCTACCCACCATCATCGGCTGGGAAGGAGACAGCGTCATCGGGTACGCCATCCTCCACGAAGCACCCCCCACCCCCGCCCACCTCTACAGAACCATCGCTCAAGCAGCAGGCCTGATGGTCACGGGCTGGCACGCAACCGGACTCGCCATCAGCACCGAGGGCTACTGCGCACCCGCCAACCCGTTTCCCGAACCCGACGACAACCAGCACCTTGCCGAGCGATACCCGACCGACCCCACCGTCAACGAAGCACTCTGGGTCGCATACGCCGATCGACTCGGCAACGCAGCGATGGGAGTCCTCACCTTCCAGCAACACGTCGGACGCACCGTCACCTACGACGAACCCGTCTACACCTCACCCGACCAACTCGCCGACTTCGACGTGAAGGGCACACTCCCCTACGTCCTGCGCTCAGCGTTCACCAACCTCAACCCCACTCCGCTTCCGACCAACGCTTCCCTCCAAGGCTGTCGAGAAGTGATCGCTGAACACATCCACCAACTCGGCTTCACCGTCTACCTCGACGGTAGCGACTACTGGACGATCCCCGCTCAGCCACCCGCTCCCTGATCCGGCCAACACACCGGACCGTTCCTCCTCCTCGAGCGCCCCTCCCTCCCAGTCCCGACTGGGCAAGGTCGAGGGGCGTCGTCGCGTCTGAACGAACAGGAGAGGAGGGGGGGGTAGGGGGGGTGTACCCCGTAGCCCCGCTCGCAAAAAGTCGTGCGACGTGCTCGCCGCTGGGGGAGTGTGTGGTGGTGGTGGTGGTGGGTTGGTTGGTTTGTTTGGTGTGAACGTGGCTCCGGGGCAGGGATTCGAACCCCGACTGAGAGGACCAAAGCCTCTGGTGCTGCCGTTACACTACCCCGGATCGGGTGGTTTCGTTTGTTTGGTGTGAACTTGTGGGGTTGTGTCGTTGGTGGGTTAGTTGGTGGTGCCGGTGACGGTGGCGATGTCTTCGCGGTCGGCGCCGAGCATGATGAGGATGAGGCGGGCTTGGTAGGGGTTGGTGGTGCGGAGTACGAAGGTGGCGCTGCTGAAGGTGTCGTGGGGGGTGCGGTGTATGTGGAGGGTGCTGCCGGGCCATTGTTCGTTGTTTTGGAGGGTTTGGGCGAGGCGTCCTTCGGGGTGGGTTTGTCGGAGGACGCGTTCGGCGTCGGCGATGGGTCCGGGTTCGGGGGGGATGATGCCGTGGTGTCGGAGGATGTGGATGAGGGCGGTGTGCCGGTCGGTCCATCGGGAGATGATGTGGGTGCCGGGGAGGGTGAATCCGTGGTCGGCGGCGGCTTCGATGGTGAGGTCGTCGATGGGGTGGGGTCCGTCGCCGTGTTCGGCGAGGTCGGGTGAGTAGAGGAACCGGATGCCGGTCTCGGGGACGTGGACGGCGAGGTACGGTTCGGGGGCGTGGGCGATGGGGTCGTCGGTGGGGGTGACGGCGTAGAGGACGCCGTGATGCCAGTGTCCGTCCATCGGTGTGTCCCTGTGTTCGCCGGGTGTGGTGTTGTGATGTTAGTGGTTCTGTGTATCGGCGAGCCAGCGTTGGAGGGCTTGGCGGGGGGTGACAAGCCGGTCGATGCGCAGGTTGTGGCAGGCGGTCCAGAAGCGGATGCCGTTGCTGGGGTCGATGTCGCCTGTGCGACGGAGGGGGGCTCGGTCGACTTGGGCGAGGCTCGCCGCACCACAGATGTATCCCGTATGGAAAGCGGTGATGCCGGTGGGAATATCGCGTGGGCGTTGAAGGCTCACGAATAGGTAATAGTTAGGGCGTTGGTGGTCGTGGTTGTATTGGGGGACGGAGCACTCGTAGTGGGCTTTGGGAGCGACGGTCCGATCCTTGGTCTTGACGTCGAGCGTGTGCCCGACCGGGAACCGCAGGTCGTGGGTGGTCGTGTCGTCGTGGACGAATCGGAGCCCGTTGCCGGTGAGAAACTCGAGCGCTAACACCTCACCGAGAGCACCGACGACATTCGCGGGAGCGCCGCGATGCGACCCCCGGTACGTCGGCCGCTCGTCGCAGAGCCGTTGCGCGTCCGCCCGATGCGCGTCCGTGATCCGAACCCGAACGAGTTGCACGGATCCGGTCAGCGGGAGAGGACGAGCATGCAGTAGGTGGCGTAGCCGATGATGCCGAGGACCGCCACACCAATGATGAGCACAGCCAGATCGTTGTTTTGATCCATCTGAACTTACCCGCCGCGGTACTTGCGCTTGCTCGGGATGAGCACCGGGGGCGTGTCGTACGCCGTGCTGCTCGTGCCTCCCTTGCCGGTCGACCACACGCCGAGCGCGGTGCGCTCCGAACGCGGGTTCGCGTCGACGTCCTTGACGTGCTCAGAGAGACGGATCGAGTGCTCCTGCGCCGTCATCCCCTTGATGCGGCCGATCGTCGCTGCTCGTCGCTGTTTCATCGTGTGGCTCCGTAATGAGGTCAGTGACCCGTTGGAGATCTCCGTTGGGTCGACGTTTCGTGATGCAACCTGCGCAGGCGGCAACGGCACCGATCGTACTGGGGATGCTCTGATCGTTCCAGTATTTCGTCGCGATGTTTGTCGGCATGTGAACGATGTGCCCGCACTCGAACGTGACGACCGCTCGCGCCGGGTTCGTGCTGGTGCCGGGCCGTTGCCCGTCGGCGCGTACGAACATCAGAGGCGCCACGGTCCGGGTCCGCTCGACGCGTAGAGGTTCGCTGCGACGATGATGTTCGGCTCGGCCGACCATGCGTCGGGGTGGAACGAGAACCCGGCAGCGGTGAAGAGGCCCGCATGCCCGCTCCACAACTGGAAGATGCCCGCACATCCCGTCGAACTCGTGACGTCGGGTCGGCAGTTCGACTCGCGCCATGCGATGCCGATCGCCCAGTTGGCGACGTCGACCCCGAAGCGGTCCCAGTGCTTGTGGATGAGATCGACGATCTCGGCCGGGCAGCGGGTGGTGGGGGCGGAGCGCACGACCGGCGCGCTCGGCGTGGCGGATCGTTGTGTGGCGCGTGCGGCGGCTGCGGCTCGCGCAGCGGTTTCGGCTTGCGCTTTGGCGGCGGCCTCGTTCTGAGCGACCGTGTTCTGCCAGAGGATGATGGCGCTCAGCGGCTCGTTGATGCCTTCGAGGCTCGAGCCGGGAACCTGCACGGGTCGGGAGGCGGCGATGGACTGTCGGGGGCTTGTCTCGGGTGCGGCGGACTTGGTGTCTGCGACCAAGAACGTGAGCCACGCGATGGTGGTGAGCAGTAGCAGGATGAAAATGGCTTTCCGAATTTGGGTATGGGTATGCGCGGGCATAGCGACTCCTCGCTCGGGGAACAGGGGCGCTCGCCTCATGGGCGAGGTCGACCGAAGCCGACGACCGCTGCTACATCTGTTGGGATCGCATCCGATTGGCGGTAGCGATCACGCTTCTACAGTGCTGCTTGCGGTTCGTGGTTCATCTTACCAGACTGCGTCATCGAGTCAACGATTGTGCCGATGTAACCACGTAGCGTGATGACAGCCTGTGGATAACTACTTGGTAGTGGTATCGGCGTCGGAATCATCGAAACCGAGCGCCTTCTCGAGGGTTGCGACGTACTCGTCCACGGCCGGGTACACGGTTTCGAGGACGTTCCGTACGATGCAGACCTCGCAGTGGAACCGCTCCTCGTAGACCTCGATCGAGTGGTCCTCGAACTCCTGCCACTCCGGGCTGCCGCCGGGAGCGTCCGGTTCTTTCAGGTCGGCGAGGGCCATGAGCGCTTCGGCGCTCTTCACGAGGGCGTCGAACCGTTCCTCGAACTTGAGGCGAGCGGCGATGATGTCGTTACGTGTGAACTGCGTCATAGCGCCACCATACTGCGCGTGAGCGTCGATGTGAAGGATTTCCCGGTACACTCATGGGATGGATGACGCCATCGAGGGGCAATACGCCGACATGCTGTTCGACGGCGTGCGGATCGTGCGAGCGAACCGGCAGCCCTGCATCGTGTGCGGCCACCCGACCGGCGACTGCGCCGACAATTTTCCGGCTCCCGCCCGCATCGTCGGCGACAACGTCGAGGTCGCGGAACGCAAGCCGTTCGACGTGCTCGTGCCGGAGAGCATCTACGAGGAACGCCAGATCACGCCGTTCACGCGAGCGCGCGTCCTCGTCGCCGCTGCGGGCACGTACGTGACGCAAGATCGGGCACGCGATCTCGGGATCATTTGACCCGATCGACTGTCGCTACAGATCGCTAACGCACTGTATGGTTGATCCTCCGTGCGGCAGGGGCCGCGCTTAGGTCGAGGAGCATCCCGTTGAGTCTTAGCCCTGATTTTGTTGCGTCCTACGCTCTGCAGCAGCCCCCGTGGGGCTTCGGCGGCCTCGGCGAGATCGTGTACCTGCGCACCTACGCGCGCGACACCGACTTCGGCCGTAAGGAACTCTGGCACGAGACCGTCGCCCGCTGCGTGAACGGTGCGCTCGAGATCGGTGTGGACTTCACCGACGCAGAAGCCGAGGCGCTCTTCGACCACGTGTTCCACCTGCGCGGCTCGTTCTCGGGTCGTGCGCTCTGGCAGTTGGGGACCCCGCTCGTCCAGTCGCACAACGCGGCGTCGCTCAACAACTGCTACTTCACAAACATCGAGAAGATCGAGGACTTCGAGTTCCTCTTCGATCACCTCATGCTCGGCGGCGGCGTCGGCTACAGCGTCGAGCGCGCGAAGATCCACGACCTCCCGAAGGTCCGCAAGGGCGTCAAGATCACGCACGAGCGTACGAACGACGCTGACCTCATCGTCCCCGACTCGCGTCGTGGCTGGTCGCGACTCATCCACGCGGTCCTGAAGTCGTACTTCTACACCGGCAAGTCGTTCTCCTACTCGACGCTGCTCATCCGTGAGTTCGGTGCGCCCCTCAAGACGTTTGGCGGTACCGCCTCCGGACCCGGCGCGCTCATCGACGGCGTCGCCGACATCTGCAAGGTGATGGAGAATCGCGACGGCAAGAAGTTGCGCTCCATCGACGTCCTCGACATCTGCAACATCATCGGCCGCATCGTCGTGTCCGGCTCGTCGCGCCGCAGCGCGCAGATCGCGATCGGCGACCCCGACGACGTCTTGTTCATGCGGGCGAAGAACTGGGGCTCCGGCAACATCCCCGGCTGGCGAGCGAACTCGAACAACAGCATCTACGCCGACGCGTACGACGAGATCATGCCCGAGTTGTGGCACGGCTACGACGGCACGGGCGAACCGTACGGCCTCATCAACCGGCGGCTCGCGCGCAAGGTCGGACGCCTCGGTGAACGGCACAGCGACCCGAGCATCGAGGGCTTCAACCCGTGCGCCGAGATCGGCCTCGCCGACGGCGAGTCTTGCAACCTCGCGACGATCTTCCTCCCGAACATCGAGTCGCAAGCGCAGATGATCGAACTGTCGACGCTGCTCTACAAGGTCCAGAAAGCCATCGCCGCGATGGACTACCCGTACGAGAAGACGAACAAGGTCGTCCGCAAGAACATGCGTCTCGGTCAGTCCATCACCGGAGTGCTGCAAGCAACCGACGAGCAGTTGGCGTGGCTTGACCCGACGTTCCGGGCGCTCGTCGACACCGACGTCGAGTACTCGCTCCACCACGACCTGCCGCCGTCGGTGCGGCTCACGACCGTCCAGCCGTCCGGCACGCTGTCGCTGCTGCCCGGCGTCACTCCCGGCATCCACCCGGCGTTCGCCCGGCACTACATCCGGCGCGTCCGGTTCGGCGTGAGCGACCCGCTCGTCGACAAGTGCCGCAAGCGCGGCTACCCCGTGTGCTTCGACGTCGGCATCGACGGACGCGAGGACCACTCGCGATATGTCGTGTCGTTCCCGTGCAAGTCTCCCGAGAACGCGATCCTCGCTGCCGACATGACGGCCGTCGAGCAGTTGGAGTGGGTCAAGCGCGTCCAGACCGACTGGGCCGACAACGCCGTGTCGGTGACCGTCTACTACCGGCTCGAGGAACTCCCGGCGATCAAGGAGTGGCTCGCGACGCACTATGATGACAGCATCAAGAGCGTGTCGTTCCTGCTCCACGCGGATCACAACTTCCCGCTCCCGCCGTACGAGGAGATCACGGAGGCGGAGTACGAGAAGATGTTCGCGAAGGTCGACTTCTCGGTGCCGATGGTCGACACGTACGCCGATGGCGAACTGTTCGACGACTGCGCCGGAGGAGCGTGCCCGGTCCGCTAGTTGCGGACGGCGAGGATCTCCACGTTGAGGTATGCGGGGGCAGCCGCATTCCACACGATGCCCTGCCCGGAGGGCGGCGTGATCTTCGCCGGGAACACATAGTTGGTGATCGACGGCGTGAACAGCGGCGGTCCGAACAGGATCGCGAGCGCCTCGGTCGAGAACCGGAAGTAGTCGTGGGGATACCCGTGGAGAGGAAAGGTCTGATGCGTCGCGACGTACACGAGCCCACCGGGCTTGAGGACGCGCGCGACGGCCTCGGCGGCGATCCACGGTCGCGCGAGGTGCTCCCACACCGAGCACGCCAGCACCGCGTCGAACGACCGGTCCGGGAACGGCGCAAGGTCGTGGGCATCGCAGACGACGTCAACATCAACACCTTCGGTGACGTCGGCCATGACGTACCGCTGCGCGTGCGGAATCTCATCGCGATGGTGGGTGGGTTCGACACCCCAGCGACGCGTGCCGATTTCGAGGACCTCTGGATTCGCGAGATCCCGTACTGACCGCCAGAACCCGCTCGATGCCGTCATCGACCCTGTAGCACGAAGTAGTGAAGGCGGCCTTCTTGCGCCACCGTTGGCATGTCCTGCCGATGGTTGATGCCCGAGAAGTGCGAGATGATCGCGCGACGTGGCGTACCCGGCACGCGCGCCTGCGAACCGCGATGCAGAAGTCGACCGTGCCAGATGAGCGCGTCACCGCGCTTCGGTAGGTACGTGACGATCTCGGGTTGCCGTTCGGCGAGGACCTGTTCGAACATCGGCGTGAGGATCGTCTCCGAGCGGGTCGGCCAGTCCGGACCGTCGTACCCATCAAGCGCGCGCCAGATTGCATCGCGCGTGACCTGCGGCCACCGATGCGATCCGGGCACATACTGGAACGGACCGGAGTCGGGATCGATGTCCTCGAGGGCAATCCATAGCGCGGCGTAGTAGTCACCGACGTGCGGCGGGTTCAGGTATGAGTCCTGATGCCAGTCGCGAGTTGTCGTCGCCCACCCGGTGAGGTTGAGGTGCAGCCCGGCCGGTTCGCCGATCGTTTCAGCGAGGACATCCCCGAACGGTTCCATGAGGTCGCGAATCTCGGGGTGTCGCATGTACGGGATCGGGTCGGGCCAACCGCCGGTCTCGCGCCACGGCGGTGCGAGGCTGCCGTCGTTGTGTTCGGCCAGCCAGAGGCTCGCGTACGCGTTCATCAGGTCTTCGCCGGACGGGTTGGCGAGGAACCCATCGAGGCGGACGACGCCCTCGTCGTTCCAGTCGTTCCCGTCCTCCGGGGGCGAAACGGCGAGCATCTCGTAGGTCCACGTCGTCACGCAAGCACCAACTCGTCGCCGAAGTCCTTGAGCATCTGCCACGTCGGCTTCTTCGTGCCGTCGGCGCGAATGATCCCGAAGTACTGCTCAGGACCAGCAGCGCTCACCGACTGGCCGTCCTTAATGGTCACCCACATCACGTTCCGCAACTTGATGCCCTGCGTCTCGAAGTTGCGGATGTTCGTGAAGTACCCCTTGTAGCAGACCTGCTGGCGCGCCTCGTCGAGGAGGTACCCGCGAACGGTCGGGATGGTCGTGCCCGCCGGGTAGCCGGGGGCGCCGACCTCGGACCACCACACCTCGCCGCTCATGCCGCGCAGTTGCGCGGCTTTCACGATGTCGGGCGTCTGGAGGCCCGGGTTCCACTGGTACGGGTTCGTCGACGGGTCTTCCGGCCAGACGTACGCGTGGACGTCGACGGCCGTCAGTTTCGCCGCCTTCATGTTGGCGGAGTCGGCGTCGAAGAGCGACGGCCACCAGCCGTACGGGTTGAGGACCGACGATTCCGGGCTCATGCCGGGCGTCGAGATCGGCAGGTTCGGGTTCACCTTCCGGGCGGCGTTGGCCCCACGCCAGACGTACAGGGCCTGCGTCGTCGGCGTCCACTGTGGGATGGTGCGCGTGGCGCTGTTCGGGTCGGTGGAGGTCGGCGACTGCCAGAAGTTGAGATGATTCCACTCGTTCCCGATGGACAGGGCGTCCACCCCGGCGGTGGCGCAGTCGGCGCAGAACTTCTCCCAGTTCGCGAGCGTCGTCGCGTCCGTCGAGTATTTCTTGCCGCTGATCTGAGGGGACTGCATCACCTTGAGCCCACGCTTATGGGCTTCGGTGACCGTGGTGGCGAGGGCGCTGATCGTGCCGGTCCAACCCATCTCGTGGGATACCCGCACCCAGCCGTAGCCGATCTCGGCGATCCGGTCGAGGGTCCAGAGGTCGACGGTCGAGCCGACGGAGAAACCCATTCGGGTCGCCCGACGGACCTGCGGGGGCGGAGGCACGTACCCGGCGGTGGCAAGGTCGTGCTGATACTGCTCGCGAGTCTTGGTACCACGCTTGGAGTCGACGTAGGCGATTTCCCCGTCGGTGTAGGCGCTCGTAATGTCGACCATTGAAAGTTCCTTCCGGGTGATAGTTGCGAAAGTATCGGAGTTGTGCAAGCATGCTGGCTCGGCGGGTCGGCAAGAAATCTTCACGACCGACTTGCAAGAACCCCTTGACTGATGTATCCTGTCGCTATGCCTACCAACGTACACCCCATCAACCCCGACATGACCCCCCTCACGCCGCAAGATTTGGCGATCCCTGCCCTCCTCGTCCTCGAGATGCTGGACAGCGGTGAGTTCAAGTGCGGACCCGGCCGCTGCGCCCGGTGCCACGAACGGACGAACATCCTCTACGGACGCCGCCGGTTCCTGCGACCCATCGGAGCATGCGTCTCCTGCGTCATGGCTCGCGTCATCGAGCAGGCCGAGGACGCCCCTCTCGACGAGTGACGGTACGCGCCTTCGGGCCCTCCGCCACCATCCTGCGCGACGCGATCACGGTGCTCGGCACGACCGGCTGGACGCGCGGCATCACTCGCGATCAGATCACCGGAGAAGTCGACGTCCTCGGCGCAATCCTCATCGCCGCCGGACTTCCCCCGGCGCTCGTCGACCCGGAAGGCAACGACGCCAGCCTTGCCGACGTTCCCGTCGCCCGCCGACCCGCAGCGTTCTACGCGTGGGAGGCCCTCGACGCGCGCCTTGACGCCGATCCGCAAGCATGGAACGACGCCCCCGGCCGCACGATCGACGAAGTCCTCTGGATCCTCACCAGCACCGCCGACGCGCTCGCCGCTGACGACTGATCCGCAACGCGAAGAAGGGGCCCGAACCGAAGTTCGGACCCCCTCTCCATGACGCTGCGTAGCGCAGCCTTCGCTTATCAGGCGAAGGTGACCTGCACGAACGACTCCGGCCGCTTGGTGGCGAGAGCCAGACGCTGCTCGGCAAGGATCACCACGGCGTTGCGGACGAAGAAGTCCGCGTGCTGCTCGGAGATCCGGATGGTCGCCTGCTCACGGTCGTACAACTGCGCACCCGTGCCGAACGCACCGACGAGGCCGGTGCCCTCCGGCATGGCCGGAGTGTCGATGACCGGGAGCCGCCAGATCCGCGCCTCGGCGCCGACCTGCATCGAGACCGCCATCAGGTACGAGCCCTGAGTGTTCTTGGTCAACTCGATCTTCTCCCAGTCGTTCGGGTGAACGACCACGCCGGTCGGCTCGTAGTACGCGAGGAACGAGGCCGTAGCGGCTCGCCGGATCGCGTCCCCGTAGTTGTCCGACGCGATGGCAGCGGTGTGGTCGTACTGCTGGACACCCGAGGTGTTGAGGATGCCGAGCAGGTTCTCACCCGTGCCGTCGCCCTGCAGGATCTGGTAGTCCTCCTGCAGGCGCAGACCGTAGAGCAACTCGTTGTCGATGATCGACCGGAGTTGCGGCTCGTCAGCGAGGACGTTCCGGTGCGCCGCCTCCCAGTGGGCCAGCGTCCGGATCGGAGCCTGATGACCCTCGAACTGCATGGACGACTGGGGCTTGAGGGCGAACGCGTTGCCCGAGCGCTCCGCGACCGGCGACGCGGCGTTGGAAGCCGTGGTGCCGGGGGTCGTGAAGCCGAGCATGCGGAAGTACTCGATGACCGCAGCGGTGGTCGTGCGCGCCGGGAACAGGTCGCGGATGCGACGGGTCCGAGTCGGCGGGATCACGATCGGGTCGCGCTCGCGGGTACCGAAGTTACCCGGACGGTCGCCGGACGGGAGGGCCGCGTAGACGTCCTTCTTGCTGAAGGTGCCCGCGAGGTCGCCCGTGTTGAGCGTGAACGGCGCGACCATGTTCGCACCGGCCTTGCCGCCCTGCAGCGACTTGAACTCGTCGGACTCGACGAACAACTCGCCGAGCGAGGCGGTCCGGTAGCCACCGGCCGACTTGATCGAGAGGCCCGCCGCAGCCGCAGCCGCCACGGAGTCGGTCATCGGCTGGCTCTGCCAGTCCTCGACGGAACGGAGGTCCTGAAGCCCAGCGATCAGGCTCTTGATCTCCTTGATGTCGCGCATGTTCTGGTCGAACGCGCTCTTCTGCTCGGTGGAGACGATGGTGACGCCGTCCTCGACGCGGAACGAGTCCGCGATCGAGCGGTTCTCCGCCATCTTCGCCTCGAGCGCGGACTGAAGTTCGCGCTCCCGGCTCGGGTCGATGGTGCTCATGTCTGAGTGACTCCTCTGTGAGAGTGGTGATGGAATTGCTGACTGGTTCTGCTGACTCGTTAGCCGAGGTGAGCACCTTACCGCTGACGTGTCGAGTCGTTACTGTAGCAGCATTTAGTTGGCTTGTAGTGGATCGACCCTACTTTCTGTAAAGGGTCAACAAAAACGACTTACTTCTGCTCTATCATTGTCAGAACATTCCCTCAAAACGGAGACCGCTTTCCGTGTTCCCGGACCTCTCCCGTAACGGCTCGTACGCCGATGAAGCCGCCTTGCTCACCGCTTCGGTCGGTGCCATTGCCGCTCTCTGGGGCATCTACCGACAAATCCACCGAAACTCCCGCAAGATCGATGCCGTGGTCGACACGCTGAATCGGGTGGACGAGGAGCCGGTACCGGGTGAAACCCCGTCAGTCGGGCAACGCCTCGTGAGGATCGAGAAGCAGGTCGATACGATCAGCGAGTCGGTATTCAATCTAACGAACGCCATGACGTCCCACATCCTCTGGGAGCAGAAGAAGTCCGACCGGATCGAGGAACGACTCTCCGACGTCGAAGGAACGCTCAGCGAGGTCAAGGCGTGCATCGAGGAGCAGAGCGGAACCAAGAAGGCCGCTGCGGTCGAAGAGCCGACTCCGATCAAGCGCACCCGCCGCAAGCGGGTTTGATGCCGCTTACTTGAGCGAGGAACGCAACTGCCATGCCCACTTCTGGTGCATGTCGATGCGCTCGGCGATGAAGTTCGCCACACCCTGCTCGTCGGCATCGTTCGCCGCGTGGAACGTCTGCCGCAGCGTGTCGAGCACCTGCTCGTTCGCGTCGAGCAGGTCCGAGGCGAGCGTGATCGCGTCCGGCTTGGCGAGTTGCGAGTCGTCGAGCGTCCGAGCCGACGCGAACGCCGCAAGGGTGAACGGTGCGTACTCGCCCAACTTACGGATGTTCTCGGCAATCGGGTCGATCGACTCGTACGCGTCGGAGTAGATCGCCTCGAACAGAGCGTGGTACTCCGAGAAGTCCGGTCCCTCGACGTTCCAGTGGAACCCGTGCGCCCGGAGATAGAACGACACGACATCCGAGAGAAGCACCCGAAGGGCGGTCGCCACGGCGTGCTCCCCCTCCTCGTTGTCCCCTTCGTTGCTGTCCTCGTCGTCGTGACCGGGCATCGCCTGCATCATCGCGTCGAGCATGCCATCCTTGACGTCAACCTCGTCGGCGATGAGGAACAGGTCGTCGGCGGGAGGATCCCCGACGAGGTTCTGCCACTCGCTCATCTCGTCCCAGTTCTTGGTGCTGTCGGTCGTCATGTCGCGTGCGTCCTTGCCCCCGAAGGGGCCGGTCGGGGAGGCGGACACGAGTCCACCTCCGGGTAGGGTGTTGATGCCTCGAATGCCGTGTTCGCCTCGCAGCGATTCGCGACGCCGAGTGGCTTTCCACTTCTCGTAGCCTTTTGGGCCTTCCGATACAATAGCCTGCAGGCCATCGGGCGCAGCGCACGGTGCCCAACTGCCGTCCGGCAGTTGGTGAGCGCCGTCGCAGCCCAGCCGCCGGGCAAGGCGTAGCGCCTCAGCGCGCGTGGGGCTTCTCTGCTCCACTCCGGCCCCTACTCGTCGGCGGCTGAATCGAACAGCATGAACGGTGCGCCGTCGTAGATCGTCGGGTCGTTCCACTTCGTGAACGGCGGATCGATAATGTAAGCCAGACTGTTGAGCCGAGCGAGCGCGTCGGTCGAAGCGTCGTCGTCTTGCTCGACGTCGTACTTATCTGATGTCTGGCTGCCGATCTGCAGCAGCGGCGCGAGCGAATCTGCTTCTTTGTACGTTGCCGTAGCGAAGGTCGTGGGCTTCGTGGGGACGTCCTTGACGGAGCCGTAAATCCACGGAGCGCAGAGTCCCCACGCCGTCAGCGTGCCGTTGTCGGCCGCGTAAATCGCCCCAAAGTAGGGGGCGTTCTTGGGCCAGTCCGTACGACGGATAAGAACGTACTTGCTCATCACATACCTGCCATCAGTTGATCGAGGAAACCTTGCGGACCCAGTCGGTTGAGAGTTTCTCGACGTGCAACAAACAACCGTTTCATGTACTCCAAGTGAATGCGCTCATTCTGCGTCAACCGAGCCCCCGCCTTTTCGAAGTTTTCAGGCGCGAACATCTCATCGGCATTTAGCGTGTTGTAGTACTCCTGCAGTCTTGTAATTTCGTCAACCATCGCTTTTTTTTCGGCTCGATTGTAAGCGCGCCCATTTTGCTCGGCTTTACCCACAAGAGCACGGAACATCGCCGCACCGTTGTTGGGAGATCGCCGGTAACCCTTTGCGTCGTAATCCTTGATTCGTTCGAACTCATCGGCAAGTTGCTGCTCAAAGGCTGCCGGAGACATTCCTCGATGGTTTCCCGCACGAATTCGCCCACCAAACAGCAGTCCCTGATCGATGGGTGCGAGGTTTACGTAACCGTCTTTACCTCGGTACATCATAAGGTTTCCGGCGTGACGGTCTTCGTTTTGATACAGGAAATCGAGCATGATCAGATTGGCAAGTTCAACCGGATCGACTTTGCCCTTCCCGTTGTTGTTGACCCAGAACGCGCGCTCGTGTGCTACCTCGCCAACTTCCTTGAACTTGCCATCCGGCTTTTGCCCGACGTATCGACCCTTGTAGACGTCCCACACCGCAGGCTGCAAGGACCACCGGACTTCCTTGCCGTTCCGGAATCGCATCACGCCACCTAGGCGTACCTGCCCTTCGGGATCGACTGGGAAACCGTGAATGTCGAGAGCCTGCGCTCCGACCTTCTCAAGCATCGCATCGTTGTTGCCGTACGTCGATGCCTTGAGGAAGTACACGCGACCGTTCTTCTTGTCGGTGACTTGGAACACGTGCCAGACGTCGTAGCCATTAGAGGCTTTGATGCACTTGAATGCGAATCGATCGTTCTCGGCCGACCAGCCCTTGTTGATGGGATTTTCGCGCTTGTCCGGCGTGAGCACGTCCTGAAATCGGAACGTCCCTGCTTTGCCCCGAATGCGCAGGTTGGAGTCGAGCATCGCTTCGACGACGAGCCCATCGGGCACTTCACCGATGTCGCCGCCACCCTTGAGATGCTGCTCGGCCTCTTTGTAGGTCATCTTGCGCGGACCCTTGTTTTCGGGCCCTGCGGGATTCTTGGGTTTCGGCTGACGCGGCTTCTTCGGCTTCGGCTTTGGCTTCGGCTTCGGTGACGGCTTGGGCGTCGAACCCGACGGGTTGGGCGGCGTAGCGGGCGGAATCGACGCTTCCCCGGCGGCATCTTCCGCCATGCGACGCTCGATGGACGCGTCGAGACTCGCCTTCATCGCATCTTCGGCGTCCTTGCGTTCCTTGCGGAGTGCCTCGACCTCTCGCCGCTTCTCGTCGCGCTGGCGCGCAAAGTCGCGCGCTCGCGCGCGAGCCATTTCGGGCCGATCCTGCTCTGCCGATCGCCACTCGGTCAGGTTCGACTGAACGTGAGGCGGTGGGTTCCGGCGCGGCGGACGACGCGCCTCGCTCTCCCAGTAGTCGACAAGTTTGTCGAGTTCTTTGAGTTCTCGATCCGCACCGTCAAGGTCCTTGTCGATTTCATCGAGAGGACGACGCGAACCCGACGGCGCCTTCGGCGAGTCGGGCTTGACCGCACTCGGCTCTTTCGGCGTCGCCGGAGCCTTCGGACGCGGCGGACGCTTCGGGCGAGGACGCGGCTTCGGTGCGGGCTTCGGCTTCTCGGGCGAGTTCGGCGGCAAGATGTCGTTGCCCGGCTTCGTCTCTGCCGGGCGACGCACCTGCTCGATCTGCTGATCGATGATCTTGATCGCAGCGCGCTTCGCCTCGATCTGGTCGTTGTAGTCCTGAATCTGGACAGTCTCGCCGTGACCAGCGCCCTCAGGATCGCGCATCCGTTTCCGGGCTTCATTCCGCTGCTTCTGCAGGTCCTTGAGTTCTCCATCAAGAACGTCGCGATGCGCTCGCAACTCGTCCTCGTTGAACTTCGTGATGTCCTTGCCGTCGCGCTCGATCACGTCTTCGTACTTCGGAGCGCGCCGACGACGGCGAGCCACCGACGAATCCTTCGGAGTCAAGTCCAATCTGGGCATGGAGCGCGCTGCGGTAACGTCGGTGCGCGCATCGAGCCCTTCGGCGGCCCGACGACGCCGCTCTTCCTCGAGGAGCACGCGCTGCGCCTGCTCGTTCAGGCGACGGCCCTCGATAAGGGCATTTTCGCCACGATCGCGTACGGTGATGTTTGGCGCACCGTCGTTGCGGCGACGGCCCTGCCCGCCGTCGAGAGCGTCGGCAGCATCGTCCATGACGGTGGCGGCACCACGCCGAGTCTTCTTCTTCGGGCGAGGAAGCCGCCCTTCGGTCTTTCGCTTCTTGCCCTTCCCCCCGTCAATGGCGTCGGCGGCGTCCTCAAGCGCGGTGGCGACGCCACGACCGGGCTTCTGGCCCTTGCCGCCGTCGACGGCATTGGCGGCATCTTCCAGTGCCGTGGCAACGCCACGACCGGGCTTCTTGCGTCCACGACCACCATCGACAACGTCGGCGGCATCCTCGAGCGCCGTGGCAACGCCACGACCACGTCGCTTCCGACCGCGCCCGCCGTCGAGCACATCAGCGGCATCCTCGAGGACCGTCGCCACGCCGCGACCGCGTCGCTTGCCGCCACGCTCGCCGCGCGGGTTGAGGCGGTCGGCCATCCGATTCATCCGGAACTCGAGGCGTTCCCCGATCGAGGGGAGGTCGCCGCGAGCGTTCTCGCTGTGAGCGATCCGTTGCATGCGCTCGCCGATACGAGCGAGGGCGACGCGTGCGCCACCGAGTTCGCAGTCGGTACCGAGTTTGTCGGTCCACTTTCCT